CTATCACCGAGTCAAACAGAGCAGTATCGGCAGCGACAGTCGCTCGATATAGCGAGGCAGGTCTATCTGAGATGGAGTGGACTACCTTCGATCCATGTCCTATCTGCGCACAGAATGATGGACAGACTGTAGGTATCGGCGCACCTTTCCCATCGGGTCACACACAGCCACCGGCACACCCGAACTGCAGATGCGCACTACTACCTGTCATCCCTGACTTCAATGCACCTAACTACACAGGTGGTCAGGTTATACAGATGTCATCTATGCCATCACAAAATCACGAACCTGTTAGAGTTAGACATATCAATCCCTATGTAGCACAGATCGAATAGGTGGACTTATGGCCGATGGTTTCGTTCCTCCTCAAGCAGTACGCAGTAATGCAAAGCGTGGGCTAGAGCTCAGAGAAAAGCATGGGCGCGGAGGTACGGCTGTAGGAGTCGCTAGAGCTAGAGATTTATCTAATGGCGCATCTATCAGCTATGACACCATCAAGCGGATGAACAGCTACTTCGCTCGTCATGAGGTAGATAAGAAGGGCGAGGGTTGGGGAAAAGACTCGGCAGGATACATCGCATGGCTACTATGGGGTGGCGATGCAGGATGGTCTTGGGCTAGAGGCATCATCAGATCACAAGAAAGCAAGGAGAAGTCCACTATGAGCAATCTGACTACCTCGTACTTTGGTATCGAGAAGGCGGATAGAAACTCTGACGGCACTCTGACTGTCTATGGCAAGGCAACAGATGACTCAGTAGATATAGATCAACAGATATGCGATGGTGACTGGCTAGATCGAGCCATGCCAGCATGGTTCAAGTCCGGTGGAAACATCCGCGAGCAGCACAGCAATATCGCTGCAGGTGTAGCCAAAGAGTATGAGCTCAAGCGCGATGGACACTACATCACAGCCCTAGTCGTTGATCCTGTATCGGTCAAAAAGGTAGAGACAGGTGTACTCAAAGGTTTCTCTATAGGTATCAAAAACCCACGCGTGACACGAGACAAAGTGGCAGCCAATGGGCGCATCGTAGATGGTCAGATAGTCGAGGTATCTCTAGTAGATAGACCGGCAAATCCAAACTGTCAGCTACTCCTAGCCAAGTCTGCGGTAGGCGAGGACTCTATGATCCAGGTAGAGGAGCTCATTGAGAAGGCTGATGAGAAGCCTGACTATGAGAGCATCAACGAGGGCGGAGCAGGGTCAGAACCTGCAGATATGGAGCTCTACAACCGAGTCAAGCGTGAGGCTAAAGACAAGTTCGATGTATATCCATCGGCTGTAGCGAATGCCTGGGTGGTACGCGAGTACAAAAAGCGTGGGGGCAAATACAAACGCAAAACAAAAAAGACCGCCAATACTTTAGACTTATTGCACATCTCTGAGGAGGATGCCATGACAACACTAGCGAACGAGATCGTTCAGCTATCCAAAGCGTATCGAGGTACAGACCTCCTCAAGTTTGACCGCAAGACATACGACTCTGCTCGACAAGCGTTAGCACAGCTCATCGCTATCGAAGCAGAAGAAATGAGTGAGGGACATGATGAACAAATGTCACTCGCGCACCTACTACAGGCAGTACACCACCTCTTTGCATGGTACGAAGGGGAGAAAGCAGAGGGAGAAGTGGAAGAAGTACTAGAAGATATCGAGCTCGCAGCCAAAAAGGATGAGGAGTCCAAAAAGCCTGAGGCCGATAAGAAAAAGACAGAGCATGAAGATGATGAGGACATGAAGAAGTTTATGCCTAAGAAGGATGAGTCCAAAGAGTCATTCATGAAGCGATGCAAAGAGGCTGGCATGAAAGATGATGCCATCAAGAGTATGTGCGACAAGTACTACAAGGCAGATGCTGATGCAGAGAAGTCTGCAGAGGTGACTAAGTGCCTAGAGTGCGGATGTGCTCAGCCAGGATCAGATCATGGACTCACACAAACAAACGATTTTGCAAATGTAGCGAAGCCATCTCATGTGACAACAGCAGAGATGTACACACCTGACCAGACACCTAAAAGTGCAGAGCCAGATGATGCTGAAAAGAAAGAAGAAGATGAAGTTTCTGCGGATGAGCCTAAATCCACAGATGTAGAAGCCATCGTTGAAGAAGCGATAAAGAGCGCAACACAGTCCATCAGAACGGAGATCGAGGCACTCATGTCTGCAAAAGAGGCAGCAGAGGGTCGTGCGATGAGTTTGGAAACTGAGTTAGCTACGGCTAAATCTCTCGCGGCAGCAGGAGGCCCAAAGCGCACAGCGAAACCTGTGGCTGAAACCTCTAGCGACCTTCTAGTGAAGGCTGCTATGTATAACGCGAAAGCAAAGGCAACAACTGACCCAACACTTGCAAAGGGATATCGCGTTCTAGCTGAGAAGTTTGCAGCAGAGCATGACACCCTGAACAAGTAAAACCCAAACAACGAAAGGACAACACAATGGCTGAAATGCCTCGTGCTACTGATCTCTTCGGTGATGTTTCACCGGTAGAGGCAGCGCAACGCCATGAGGAATACCTCGGTAGCCTCAACAAGTCATTGGGTAATGCCTCATCTGTCCCAGGACAAGCACCTGTAGATGCAACATCAGCGATGGAATCGCTCGTTGCAAACAAGAGCCTTGCTCCTGATGCAGTAGCTGGACTACAGAATGCACTCGCCGCACAACGCATGGCGATGCAGGATATCCAGAAGGACATCACCCTTACATCTCCATTGAGCACATCCTTTGCAGCCTTCGATCTAGAAGCCCCTGCAAAACTGCTCACACCACGCCCAACTCCACTACGCAATCGCATCCCTCGCAAGAAGGGTGTCGGTACATCTCACCGTGTCAAGAGAATCCTCGGATACACAGGTACAGGTACAGGCGGAGTCGGAAACCTATGGCCTGGTATTACAGAAACTTCAACCGCTACTTTTGGTTCTATCAACTACGAGCGCGGCCCAGTTATCTCATATGCTGCTGACGACCTAGTGTTGCCATACAACAGCTACTCACTATCCGACAGCGTTTCGTTCGATGCTAACTTCTCAGGTCTTGGATATCAAGATCTTCGTCAGCTCTCATCCACATCTACGCTATATGCAACGATGTTGATGGAAGAACGCATGATGCTTATGGCTCGTGGTACTGCATCAGGCTACTCAGGCGCACTATCAGCACCTACCTTCACACTCGCATCACCTGTTGCATCAGGATCACAAACAGCTCTTGCTGCTGCCACTTACTATGTAAATGTCACCGCAGATGCTGGTATCTCAGGCAACGGCTTTGGCGAGTCCATCCTCGGTACAGAGGCAAACACCGCAGTCGCATCAGGCGATGTTCTTACTGTCACAGTAAGCACCGCAGTCGCAGGTGCTCTTGGCTACAACATCTATGTTGGTACAGCCACAGGCGCAGCGAACCTCAAGTATCAGGGAACACTTCGCGGAACAGGCACTTTCACCATTCAAGGTGCAGGTACATCAGGTTTGACCGGCAACAACGCTGCCTTCACCACAACAGGTGCAGCAGCATCTCGCGCATCCGCAGATACTTCTGCATATGCAACAGGATATGACGGCATTCTTCCTACTGTCCTCGGAGCTAACTCAGGCTTCAACAACAGCATCAACAGCACTTTCAGCACAGCCAACCCTGGCGCAGAGTTCCAGACTGTGTTCGCACAGCTCTACTCAAATGTCAAGGCTGATCCTGATCTAGTGCTACTCAACGGCAATGACCGTAAGCAACTCTCAGATGCAATCAAGAGTGGTTCTACAGCTAACTATCGTTTGACTATCCAGGAGCCAGGTAAGGATGGAATCACATATGGTTCTATCGTCACCGGTATCCAGAACGAAGTCACCGGTAAGGCTGTCGATCTCATGGTTCATCCTTGGCTAAATCAAGGTGTTGCACCTGTCCTATCATTCACACTTCCTATCCCAGATACCGAAGTGAGCGATGTATGGGCGAACTTCATGGTTCAGGACTACATGGGCATCCAATGGCCTGTGACTCAGTTCAGCTATGACTTCTCAACCTACTTCCGAGGTACTTTCTTCTGCACAGCTCCAGCATGGAACGGCGCAGTATCAGGAATCATCTCCGCGTAGTACAACTGAATAAGGCGAGGAGGGTGCGGTGTAATAGCCGCACTCTCCATCAGTTATAGGAGGCAAAATGCCAAGATATGTAGCTCCAGATAGAGGCGTGAAAGAGACAGTCATTGGCGGTGTGAAGTACAACCCTGATAGGGGTGGTCTTTACAATGTAGAAAGTCGAGCACATGGCGAGGCGATGAAACGAGAGGGCTTCTTTGAAGCATCACTCAACCCATATGCGCAAGGCGATATGCAACGAGGCTTCACCTGCACAGCCTGTGGCTTTGATGGGTGGTTTCGCAAGTGTGGTCGCTGTGGAGTAGAGGCGACAGATATAGCTAGAGATGGGGAGTAGTCATGGCAGTAGGTATCACGCCCGATACGACACGAGAGATGCCCTATCTCACAGTCCAAGAGTACAAAGATGCTCCTACCTCTATTGACTACAACAACCTAGTCGTAGGCGGTAATCAGGCAGCGCAGGATGCCGAGCTCGCAAATGTGATCCTACGAGCATCCTCATATATGAACGAGTATCTAAATCAGTCCGTTGTGGCAGATCAGTACACAGAAACACAGCGAGTCAGGGTCAATGGACAGGGCATGATAGCTCTGCATCCCAACAACTCACCCATCATCTCGCTCTCTAGTTTTCAGTATGGGGCAGACCCCAACAACCTAGTAGCCCTACCTGACTGCTCTACAGCATGGTTTGAGGCTCAACAACTCATCATTCCTCTATCAAATCTCGGCCTGAACTACAGTTCTCAAGGGCCGTTGGGCTTTGGCTTTGGCTACAGCCCACGCCAACAGGTTTTCACTCAGTACACCTATGTCTCAGGCTTCGTCAATACGACCATCGCTACTGCTACTGCAGGAGCTACCTCTCTGACAGTCACCGATGGCACAGGCTTCATCGCCGGTCAGCAATACCGCATCTATGATGGATCGAAAAGCGAGCGCATCACAGTAGCTAGTACATATACGAACGACTCTACGACTGTACCTCTAACTAGCGCGCTCGCCTATACCCATGCCGCAGGAGTGGCTATCGGCAACATGCCTAACGCCATCAAACAGGCTTGCATCCTCATCACTACAGCCCTACTCAAGGTACGCGGCGACAACAGCATGACGATGAACCTGACTACTCAGCCTACGGTCAATATCGGAAACAACGCCCGATACTCAGGAGATATCGTTCTAGCCCTTGACATGGTGAACAAGTACCGCAGGATCAGGTAATGGCAGGGCGCACAGGGGTACGAGCTACCCTCACATCTTTCATATCAAATCCACCTATACCTACGCTCAATCAGGTGTTCACATCGTTCCCAAAGCGCATCAACTATCAGGTGAACGCACAGCCTGGGCAGATGACTCGATCTGCTGCTGTCGTCTTTATCGTGGCGGAGAACGAGACCCGTCTAGCCATAGGCGGAGCGCATAGCGGATGGAAGCGCGTTGATTACACAGTAGTCATACAGCTCTACACACACTCTATGCATACAAACGCCGAGAGTGCAATGACAGATTTTGATACCCTCGTGGACAACATCAAAGAGAGGCTTCGATCTGACCATAACTTCGGTGACACCACAGGCAACCTCGTGTGGCAGGGTGCAGAGCCCATCATCAGAGCTCGGTATGGAGAACCTGCGACTAGCAATGAGGGCGCAACAGAGACATATGCTGAGTTAGAATTCGATGTGACTGAGATGATCCAAGCATAAGGAGCACTATGAGACTGAAATATAACGGCACAGATGAAAGAGTGTTCCCTGCTATCGGGATCACGGTCAAGCCAGGTGATGAGTTTGATGCGCCCGAAGGATTTGCACATCCTGACTGCGCACCTGCAGGTTCACCCAAAGTACTACCAACAGCACCAATCAAACCGTCTGCATTGACAGACCAGAAAACAGGAGAGTGACATGTCAGTACAACAATCGGTACGCTCGTACCTCGGTATCGCCAAAGAAGCAACAAAGGGTACGGTTGTAGCACCTACTGACTTCATCCCTGTCGCTAAGGACAGCTTGAAGCCTGTAGATATCATTGATCCGCTATACGACACAGGGCTTCGTGGCTCAAATGTTGTGAACTACAACTACATCCCTGGTCGCACTAGATCGACTGTGGACTTCGGTGGAGCTGTATTCGCAGACACCATCGGATACTCCATCGCAGGTCTGCTAGGTAGCGTGGTGACTACAGGTGCATCTGCGCCATATACACACACCATCTCGCTCAAAAACAGCCTTACAGCAGCAGCAGATGACCAGCCAATCAGCTACACTCTTACAGATTTCTATGCAGCGAGCAATCGCTCATATCCAGGATGCCAGTTCTCAGACTTCTCCCTCCGCTTCAACGCAGATGGAATGTTGGAGTACGATGCAAAAACAACAGGATTTGCATCTAGCGTAGAAACATCTACCTCACCGACCTTCTCTACCATCCTACCTACACCGGTATGGCGCGGTACTGTATCTATCGGCGGTAGCTCGGTCAGCAACGCTATGACTGGAAACATTGACATGAAGCGCAATGTCACTCCTATCTATGGCATCAGCAGCACACAGAATCCATTCTCGGTGTTCCTCGGCCCTATTGAGGTCACAGGCAAGATCACCTTCATCATGGAGAACGACACAGAGCTCACACGCTATCTCAGCAACACACAGCCGATTATCGTGCTCAACTGGGCATATGGCTCAGGTGCATCTGCGGTACAAATCCAAGCGACCATCACGAAGGGCGCATACACCGCAGCAGTCATCGAGCGTGGCGAGGACTTCGTTCAAGTCACAGTCGATCTCAACGGACAGGGCAACACCACCGATGCAGGAACAACAGGTGGTTTCGCTCCTATCAAGTGGGTGCTACAGAACGCCAAAGCATCAGGCACATACGCCTAGTAGTTCCAGAACAGGGGCGTTGGTTGATAGCGGATCGCCTTCCCCGCTATTCCACGCCCCTGTTCCTTTTGAGTTATGATGCGCGGAGGCATATTTACTAAGGAGGCACAATGTCAAAACAAATCAAACTACCATCGGGTGCTACAGCTACTCTCAAAGACCCAAAGACTCTCAAGGTCAAAGATCGTAAGCGTGTACTCAGAGCATCAGAGGTAGATGGCGGAGATTTATCAAAGGCGATGGCACTATCAGACTCACTCATCGCTATGTTGGTCGAGGACTGGTCGTTCGATCTCATCATCCCATCTATCAAACTAGAGACACTAGATGAGTTAGATATGGCTGACTACGATGCACTCGTAGAGCTGACCAAAGAGGCACAAGAAGTACTGTTCCCATCTCTCGCAAAGACTGATGAGACAGAGAAAGACCCAAAAGCGACTACCGCCGACTCGAACGGCTCAAATGGCTGATTGAGGGTGGACAACGCCACGAGGCGTTCGACTATCCCGATGAGGAGTGGGTGTACTACATCGCAGCCGACAGGTTTGGATGGACACCTGACCAGGTAGATGATCTACCGGCTAATACGGCGGATTGGCTCTGGGCTATAGCCACAGTAGTAGATGAGGTGAAGGCGGAGAGGATGGAGAGATCGTGACCATACGAGTGACGATACCCAACCTGTCTCAGGTGATATCAGGTGTACAAACAAAAGCACAACAGATAGATATGGCTGTTGCCCAGGCTATACAGATCACAGGTCTAGCTGTGGAGCGACAGGCAAAACAAAACGCATCAGGCAGACCAGGGCCGAATGTGCGCACAGGCAATCTGCGCAGAAGTATCACTACATCTATGCCTATCAAAGGATTTGGAGATAGCTACTCAGTAGTCGTATCTGCCACGATGGTCTATGCACGAGCTGTGGAACTAGGACATCCAAGATGGAAGCCAGGGGTAAAATATCCTTATCTAGGGCCAGCAGCGAGAAACCTCTCAGCCAACGGCACTTTGAACCGAGTATTTACTAGCGCGTTTGCATCGCGGATCAGGGGTTGATATGACAGCAATACCTCCGATTCTCGTACAGATACAGGCTGATGTCACTAGCCTCAAACAGGGTCTAGCTCAGGCACAGGCAGCCATCAAAGGTGTAGATGACAATGTGAAAGTCGCTAGTACCGGCATGAGCAACTTCTCTAGCAAACTCAAAAACATAGCAGGTACTATCGGTGTTGCCTTTGCAGGTACGCAGATAGTCGCATTTGCCAAAGACACAGTTATGGCTGCCTCAAACATGGCAGAGTCACTATCAAAGGTGCGCGTGGTCTTTGGAGAAGGTGCAGCAGCAGTAGAGGCATGGGGCAAGACCGCAGCAGACAGCATGGGTATCAGTAATCAGGCTGCTCTAGAGGCTGCAGGTACATACGGCAACTTGTTCCAGGCATTCGGGCTAGGACAGGGACAGGCACAGGATATGTCTATGTCTCTCGTACAGCTCGCAGGTGACATGGCATCCTTCAACAACACCTCGATAGATGATGCAATCCTCGCTTTGAGATCAGGTCTATCCGGTGAGACAGAGCCACTCAAGAAGTTCGGTGTGGCGATGAACGAGGCTCGACTCAAGACTGAGGCACTATCTCTCGGACTCATCAAGTCCACATCAGAGGCACTCACTCCTGCGGCTAAGGCTCAGGCTGCATATGCGCTCATCATGAAAGACACATCTCTAGCTCAGGGTGACTATGCGCGTACTGCCGATGGTACAGCGAACACCATGAAAACGCTACAGGCAAAGATGGAGGATGCGAAGGTCGCGCTCGGAGATGCTCTACTGCCAGCATTCCAGGGGCTACTAGGTGTACTCAAGATTGCTATCCCGTTGCTGACCAAACTAGGCAACTTCTTCAAAAACAATCAGGATGAGATCAAAGCGTTTGCCATAGCAGTCGGTATCGGATCAGTAGCATGGGGTATCTACACCATCGCTGTGAAGCGCGCAGAGATAGCTCAGAAACTACTGAATCTAGCGCAGAAGATGAACCCTATCGGTCTGATAGTCATCGCAGTAGGTCTGCTCGCAGCAGGTCTCGTCAAACTATGGAAGAACAGCGAAACATTCCGCAACATCATCATCACAGTAGGCAAGGCTGGTCTGACTGCCTTCGCATCTATCATCCCGATGGTAGGTAAGGTGGGCGAGGCTGTACTCAAGTTCCTCATGACCCCACTCAAACTCGTACTCACAGCTCTATCCAAACTTCCAGGCGTAGGCAAGTATGCAAAGACCGGACTCGATCTACTGAACAAGGGTCTAGATGGTGTGAGCGACTTTGCAGATAAGGCGGCAGCGAAAGCAAACGACCTCATCAAGACTCTAGACAATGTGGGTAAGGCTAAAGCCAAAGCTGAGACAGATGTAGCGACTACTAAGAAGGGTGGCAAGACCACTACTACAGCGACTGTAGATGCAAAGACTCTAGAAAAGGCTGCAAAAGAGGAGCAGAAACGCCTAGATAAGCTCAAGGACTATCAGAAAGATGTCCAGGATATCTACAAAGATATGAGCGAGGTCATCTCTGATGCTCAGGAGAAGGCTCAGGAGGCACTTGAGACTCGCAATGAGCGCATGGCTGAGGCTCATGAAAGATATAACGAAACTGTAGCTGATCTCAACAAGCGATATGCAGAGTCCATAGCTGATGCTGAGGAGCGCGCTGCAGAGCAGAGAGCTGATGCTCAGGATAACTATCGCAAGGCTGAGACTGAGGCGCGCAAGCGTTTTGCCGCACAACAGATACAGATAGCAAAACAGTACAACGACAAGGTGGCTGACCTAGAGAAAGCCCTACAGAACAAACTGCGTGATATCCAAGAGTCTGCTAACAGCAAGCGCGCCGAGCTGACACAGAAGGCTGCGGAGAAACAGGCAGGGATTATCCAACAGTCTATGGATCGACTACGCTCCGCGTTCGCATCCAAGACAGGTTTCAATCTCGGCGAGGCTATGGCAGGTGGCAAGTCTGCCGATGCCCTACTAACTGACCTGAAATCAAAACTAGCGGCAGCGAAAGAGCTACAGGCTAACGCTGCTGTGCTCGCAGGTATGGGCTATAGCCAGACCTTCATCGAGCAGGTAGTCAAGAACGGCCCTGAGGCTGGCAACAAAATCGCTGAGGCACTCAAGGCTGCATCACCGGATGCGACCAAAGAACTACAACTCCTATATGGACAGGTCGAGACTGTCTCTGAGACGGGGCTAGATGCGCTCGCCAAGACCATGAACGAGGGTGGCAAGTTAGCTACATCGGAGCTCATGGAGGCATATACCCAAGTCGCTACTGATCTCAGAGTTTCTCTGACTGAGGTAGATCGACAGATGCAGGAGGGTCTATCTGAGGCTCAGGCTGCATACGCATCTGCTATGACTGAGGCTAAGGCAGAGCGTGATGCTCGTATGACTGAGGCTATGACTCAGATGAACGAGTCCATCGCTGAGGCTAAAGCCACACTTGAGGCTGCGCTCGCAGAGGCTGAGAAAACACTCGCCAAATCTCGTGCTGAGGCACAGAAGCGACTCAATGAGGGTCTAGCTGAGGCACAAAAGACCCTACAGAAAGCCCTAGAGGATGCTCAGAAGTCCTATGAGAAGGCGATAGATGAGATCAACAAAAACACACAGAAGAAACTAGACGACCTCAAAGCCAAACTAGCTGAGGTCGCTGCTGCTATGGCTGCTCTAAGGGCTGCTCAGGCTGCTATGGCTGCTATGGCGAGCGCACCGGTCTATACACCTATGCCATACACAGGCACACCACCTGGTCAGAGTGGTAGTACAGGATCGAAGGGCGGTACAACTACAAATATCAGCCAGACCTTTACCGCCACCGCAGTAGATACTCAGCTCGTGAGCACAGCGACAGTATCAGCTATCAGATTTGGCAATGTCATCGTACCTACCTCACCTACGGCTCTTGCCTCTAGGGAGAGTGGTGCTATCGGTGCTGCCTCTATCGCATCTCGTACAACAAACGCGTTGAGCTCCGCACAAATCATTGCTAATAGACGACAGAGCCAGGGATACATCTAATGCCACAAGTCATAGCCAACTACTCGTTCTCTTTCAATAATCAGGTCTTTGGAGGAGAGGGCTCGCCATATCAGGTACTAGCTGTAGATGGTCTAGAGGGTCTGCCTGGTATCCGCAATCAGGATGACAACCGAGGATATGCCGATGGCATGTTCACAGGTCGCGACTTCTTAGCAGGGCGCAATATCAGCATCACCTTCCAGGTCACAGGCTCACCTAACGGCTCAGCTCAGGCAAACTTCAATACATTACAGAGAGCACTACTACCTCAGACATCAGGTACTACACCTCTCTACTTCCTACTCTCAAACGCTGAGGATGAGCAGGTCATCAACGCTCGCGTGAGAGGTATGCAGGTCACTCTTGATCCTAACTACACCTATGGATACATCGTGGGACAGGTGAACTTCTTCTGCCCTGATCCTCGCTACTACGACAGCAATATCCAGACAGCTACTCTCGCCTATACACCTCCTGGAGGTCGTACCTATGACCGCGTGTATAACCTCCTATATGGTGGTGGTAGCGTAGAAATCGTCACCACTATCACCAACAACGGATGGACTGATACATATCCGACCATCACACTCAATGGGCCGATAATCAATCCCATACTCGGAAATGACACAGAGGGCAAAGAGCTCAATTTCACCTGCTCTCTTACTAACACAGATTTTCTTGTCATTGACCTGTATAACAAACTCATCACTTTGAACGGCAATCCTGCTCGCAACCTACTGACCTCTGGCGAGTGGTTCTCTGCACAGCCAGGCAATAACTCTTTCTACCTGACAGGCAACGCAGGTAGTACAGTAGTGGGTGTGACAGGGGCAATCGTGACCTGGCAGTCAGCGTATATCTAGGAGCATAGATGACACTTAGAACACCCCCATCGTGGCTACAAAACGGATCACATCCTGCAGAGAATGACCGTCTTACGACTCAGGCTCTATGGGCTACGACAGGTATCATCAAAGACACCTCGCTAGCTGTCACTCAGAACAGCCCTGCCGGTATGTCAGTACGCGTGGCATCGGGATGGGCAGCCATTGTTGGTACTACTCAGGCGAACATGGGTACATATGTCGGATACAACGATGACACAGTAGTGCTCGGTGTGACTACGGCTGATCCTACGAACCCTCGTATAGATCGAGTATGCATGACTGTGAACGATGCGTACTACACAGGCTCTCTCAACAATGTGGTACTACAGGTAGTAGCAGGTACTCCTGCAGGTAGCCCTGTAGCTCCTGCGACTCCTGCTAACAGCATCTCACTAGCGACTGTCGCTGTGGCTGCAGGTGCTACCGCGCTCACCACAGCCAACATCACAGATACTCGTGTGCTCGTGACTACCAATATCCCTGAGTCAGGAGATATCAGCGCAGTCGTAGCCGGTACAGGCTTGAGTGGAGGTGGCTCTTCTGGATCAGTCACGCTATCTATAGATACGGCTGTGACAGTCGATCTCAGCACAGCGCAGACTCTGACCAATAAAACGATTAGTGCGGCGAGCAACACCCTGACAGGAGTAGCTACCCTCACCGGTACTGAGACTCTGACCAATAAAACATTGACATCCCCACTCATAAATCTAGGCATCAACGCTCAGACAGGTACGACCTATACAACAGTCCTAGCCGATAACGGAAAACTGACCACTCTGACCAACGCTGCTGCTATCGCTGTGACCATCCCACCGAACAGCTCTGTGGCATACCCTGTCGGAGCACAGATCAACATGGCACAGCTCGGTGCTGGACAGGTGACAGTATCCGGTGGCTCAGGCGTGACTGTGGTATCTACAGGTGCTACAGCCGCATCTCCAAAAGCACGAGCTCAATACAGCACTCTGACTGCAGTACAGACATCTACAGATAACTGGCTCATCATGGGTGATATTTCATGAGTCGTCTAGCACTCACACCTACAAATGTCCCTGCAAGCGCGACAGCAATATCAACGCCTACCCTTCGTACAGGTGATCTCTACTTCAATACATCTACAGGTCTGATGGTATGGGATGGCTCTCAATGGGCTGCAGTATCAACAGCTACAACACTCACCGATATGGATGGTGGCTCTTTTGATAGCATAGCTCCATATAACGGAGGGTTTCCAGACACCACCGCTACTCAAGTCGTCAATGGAGGTACTCCCTAATGGCAGTCGTCACACAGATACAGATACGCAGAGGTACGGCTGCTCAATGGACATCGGCTAATCCGACACTAGCCGCAGGTGAGTTTGGATATGAGTCAGACACAGGCAAGTTCAAGATTGGCGATGGATCAACAGCATGGAACTCGCTCGGATATAAAGCATCAGGCACAGTCACATCTATCACGGCTGGCACAGGTCTATCCGGTGGCACTATCACAGGCTCAGGCACTATCGCAATCGACACAGCTACTACAGTCGATCTGACTACAGCGCAGACTCTCACAAACAAAACGCTGACGAGCCCAACGCTCAACGCACCTCTCATCAACCTCTCGCTAAACGCGCAGACAGGTACTACCTATACATTTGTGCTCGCTGATAACGGCAAACTCGTGACAGCATCAAATGCATCGGCACAGACATACTCGATCCCTACAAACGCATCTGTGGCATATCCAATCGGCACACAGATCAACATCATCCAAATCGGCGCAGGTCAGGTCACTATAAATGCTGTGACATCAGGTACTACTACAGTATCTAGTACTGGAGCTACATCAGCCGCACCTAAACTTCGAGCACAGTTTTCATCAGCTACTTGTATCAAGGCAAGTACCGATCTGTGGTATGTAGTAGGAGATATTGCCTAATGCCTATTCTTGGAACTATTGCTTCTTCTAAATTAGCCGCTAAAGCCATAGAAGTGTTAATTATTGGCGGCGGTGGTGGCGGTCAGGGCGGTAACGCGGCTGGCGGCGGCTCAGGCGGTGCGGTTTATCATAGTTTGAATATATCTTCTACAATCAACTTAGCGGTTGGTGGGGGTGGCGGTGCTAACAATTCGGGCACGGCTTCCAATTTTGGTAACACGATAATTGCGGACGGCGGCGGAGTTGGCGGCGGCGAAGGTAGCGCACCTGTTAATGGTGGTTCTGCTTCAGGTAGAGCAGGACCTTCTATTGGTGACGGCGGAACGGCCAATCAAGGCACAGGCGGTACTTTGCGCTACGGCAATCCGGGTGGTGCTTACAATGTTGCCAACTACGCATCTGCTGGTGGCGGTGGCTTAGGTGCGGCTGGCAATGCTGGTGGTCCAAACTCTGGAAACGGCGGTGACGGATTTACCACTTACGCAGCTTGGATTAACGCTATTAAAAATACTTTAAGTGGCGATTTCCAAAGTGCGGTTACGGCTAATGGAGTTATTGGCGGTGGCGGTGGCGGAAGTCGTGACCCAGGACTTGCTAGCGGACCGGGAAATGGCGGTGCTGGCGGTGGCGGAAACGCCTCTAACCGCAACAGCAACGCTGGTGGAAACGCAGGAGTTGCAAGCACCGGAAGCGGTGGCGGTGGCGGTTGTGACGGGCGAGGTGGTGGTTCTGGACTATGTATCGTTCGTTCAACAAGCACTTTAACTACGACAGGTTCTCCAAACACAGTTAATTCAGGCGGATATTATTATTATGCTTGGACAGGATCAGGAAGCGTGGCCCCATAATGGCTCATTTTGCAGAGTTAGATGAACATTCTATTGTTAAAAGAGTCCTTGTTGTTAATAACAACGAACTGTTAGATGAAAACGGCGTAGAGCAACCGCAAAAAGGTATAGATTTTTTAGTAGCTCATTTCGGTGGTCGCTGGATACAAACTTCTTACAATTCGCGTATTAGAAAATGTTACGCTGGAACTGGGTTTTTTTACGATCCTACAAAAGATGTGTTTATTCCTGTGAAGCCATTTCCTAGTTGGCTTTTTGATGAGATAGTATGGCGTTGGCAAGCACCTGTGCCTATGCCTACGGAAGGATATTATGTTTGGGATGAAGAAATTAAAAATTGGGTTGAACAATAAAATAATATTTATTGATACTACTCAATCTAATTTAGAGTTGCCGCAACCGGCTTCTAAGTTTATACCGGATTGGTATAAACAAATGGACTCTTACATAAACAAAGAAAAAAGACCCGTAGGTGCTGGCAAAACTGATGCGACAATAAAAAAGTGTATGCCTGTTTTTGACGCTCTTACGGCTGGATACATAATTACTACTCCGGCAGATATTTGGGTCTCCATCAAAGAAATAGAAGGAATAAAAACGCAATATTTTGAGTGGTCAAATTATTCTTTAATAGAGTTCCACCCAATAGAGCAAGCACCTATGCACCCGAATAAAAAACCCTATGCTTATCCTAAATTTATAAATCCTTGGGCTATTAAAACCCCTAAAGGTTATTCGTCTTTATTTGTTCAGCCATTTCACAGAGAGTCGATATTTACTATACTAGAAGGGGTAGTAGATACCGATACTTATAGCGCAGCAGTTAATTTTCCATTTGTAATTAAAGATCCTGACTTTGAAGGTTTAATTCCTGTTGGTACACCTATGGCGCAAGTCATTCCTTTCAAAAGAGAGAAATGGTCAGGAGTCGCAGGAAAACAAAAAGATATAACTTCTGTAAATAAAATTACGGCTAAATTAAGAACTAGATTTTTTGACAGTTACAAAACATTTTTTTGGATTAAAAAAGAATATAAATAAGGAAAGCCAATGACTACTACCTATCGGTATCTGTTTGCCGATTTACTGACGAATGACATCCTCGCGGAGCTACCTCTCACAGGAGTCTCGTTCACCCAACAGCTCAATCAGGCTGGAGCACTACAGGGTCATCTCCTACTCTCAGGTATGGCTACTGCAGACTTCAATGTCAATGCCTCGACTATCCCTGGTCGCACCGGTCTCTATGTAGATCGAAACGGCATCCTGATATGGGGCGGAGTCATCTGGGGGCGCACATATAACAGCGCGGATCAGACTCTCAACCTAGTGGCTAGAGAGTTTGAGTCCTACTTCGAGCGTAGGCGCATCACCACCACTATAGATTTCACCAACATAGACCAGCTACTCATAGCTCGCACCATTATGAATACCGCGCAGACTCCACCGGAGGGCGATATCGGAGTCATCGTAGGATCAGAAACATCAGGCGTACTGCTCTCTCGCACCTACTACGACTACGAGCTCAAGGGTGTCTATAACGCTATCCAAGACCTATCTAGGGGTGAGGATGGCTTTGATTTCAACATCCAGGTGTCCTATGACCCCATCACAAATGAGCCACTCAAGACTCTGATACTCGGCTATCCGCGTACAGGTACTGTCTATGATCCGACTGACCCTGAGGCTCTCGTCTTTGAGTTCCCTGCAGGGAACATCGTGGAGTATGAGTATCCTGAGGATGGAGCTATAGCAGCCAATACTGTCTATGCGCTTGGTGCAGGATCGAACGAGGGCAAGCTGATAGAGACTGCGCAGGATGCAGTCCTCCTGGCAGATGGGTGGCCGTTGCTAGAGGAACAGGCCAACTACTCAGATGTCACCGATGCGACCTACCTACAGGAGCTCGCTACCGGTCAGGTACTCGCAGTCGCATATCCGCCTACGACCATCAAGGTAGTCGTACCGGCATATGCCACACCTGAGCTAGGTGACTATGCCATCGGCGATGATGCTCGACTCGTCATCCAGGATGAGCGATTCCCTGGGACACTAGATGCTATCTACCGCATAGTCGGACTCTCGGTACAGCCAGGCGAGGATGGGCCAGAGCGCGTGACCCTGACCCTGACTACGACTACGAACTGAGGACACATGGCATATATCAATCAGCCCTTCGATCTGCGCATGATTATGTCCGACCTAGATCAGAGACTGCGCAAACTAGAGACAGCGCAGAGACTTACAGCTCCGAATGTGGACTTTGATACGAGTACCCCTACGAACCCTCGCGTGGGTGATATGTACTACGACACCGATGCTGACCTGCTCAAGTACTGGAATGGCACAGCCTTCATAGAGATAGCTGACAACAACCTGAGCACGACCATCTCTGTACTACCTACGACTATGCAGACTGTGAACAACAACATGGTCTATACAGGCAACCCTGTGACTATCGAGGTACAGCGCATCGGTAAAATGATTACAGCCAACGCCATCATAGATTTCACCAATGTCACCAACTTCGGCACAGGTCAGATATACATCACTATCCCTGCCGGTATCCCTACACGAGCGCACGATCTCGCTGCTAGCGGATATCTCGTGGATGGCGGTACGACCTACAGCATATTCGCCACACTAGGAGCGAGCGCGAGCCAGATGTATCTGTGGCATCCGACTAGCAACGGCGGATCAGATACTGTCACACATAACAAGCCAGCCACGCTAGATGCCACCTCAGTCATCAACATCACAGGCGTAGCACTCCTCGCCTAACTGTTATCATCTGACACATGACACCCAACGAGTCCATAGGCTTCATCCTCGCCTTCATATCCATACTAGGGTCACTCGCAGTCGCTGTGAGGTTTCTAGTGAAACACTATCTATCTGAGCTCAAGCCGAATGGGGGCTCGTCTATGAAGGATAGGGTCGGAGAAATAGAGAAAAAGATAGACAAACTAGAGAGTAGAGTAGATCAGATATACACCCTGCTCATGAAAAAGAAATAGAAAGAAGGCACAGATGAGCGTAGTAGAGGTAGCTAGAGGAGAGCTCGGATATCAAGAGTCAGGTATCAACGACACAAAGTATGGCAAGTGGTATGGGCTCAACAACAATCCTTGGTGTGCGATGTTCGTATCCTGGTGTTTCACACAGGTAGGACAGTCTGCATCAGTAGCAGCATCAGGTAAGAAGGGGTTTGCATCATGCGATGCAGGGCTCAAGTGGTTTTCTAAGAAGGACAGACTCATCCCTATCGGACAGGCACAGCCAGGAGATATCGCGTTCTTCCAGTTTGATGACGATGCACAGCCCGATCATGTCGGTATCGTGGTCAAAAATGATGGAAAGAAGTACCTGTGGTGTATCGAGGGCAATACAGCCGCAGACAAAAGAGGCTCACAGTCAAATGGGGATGGCGTATATCGAAAGAAGCGCGCCTATTCTCTAGTCATGGCTGTAGCTCGACCTAACTAGGAGAAATATGAAACCGCAACACTTACAAGCACTCAAATCAGCACTACGGCACTTCGTTCTAACTGCGGTCAGTCTCTATGCAGCAGGAGTGACTGATATCAAGGCTCTCGGTTTCGCAACCGCAGCAGCCATCGTTGGCCCTGCTATTCGCGGCATTGACAAGACTGATCCTGTATTCGGGCGCATCGCTGATGTAGTCGATCTAGAGCTCGACAAACTTGCAAAGAAGTCACGCAAAAAGAAGGCATAGACTTCCCTACCTCCATTGGGAAACGCCGAAGGGGTCGGACACAAAATCTGACCCCTATCGGTATCAAGTAGTACTTGAGAGTATGTGTTAGGGTATGTGCGGAGGTGGGATATGGCGTTATCAGACACACTAGACGAGTTCGCCAAGCGCAGTAGAAAATCAAACGGATGCGCATATATGAATCTGTATCTCTCGTTATCCAAAGAGGATCAGAAAGCCATAGATAAAGCGTGGGAGAGAGGCATACCTGTCAGCCTGATAGTCAAGGCACTCAGACAGGAGGGTCACAAAACATCTCAAGATAGTTTTAGGGCTCATCGTAAGGGCGAGTGTGCATGTCCAAAGTAGAGACGATACTTGCGATACGCGAGGCTCAGTATGGCGATGCCGGTGAGAACTTTGAGAAAATCGGCAGAGTGTGGGGTGCTCTCCTAGATATCCCTGACATCCCTGCCTATCAGGTAGCTCTGATGATGGATGCTCTGAAAACAGTCAGGCTAATGCGTAATCCTGAGCATGAGGATAGCTGGCTAGATAAAGAGGGCTACATAGCTCATGGGAAAGATATAGCTACGCGATGAGCCTAGAGGATCAACTCAACAACCTGCCGGAGGGGATCGAGTCCTCTGATGTAAAAGAGCTACGATCTGTGATATTTAGAATGCAGAAACAGCTACTGAAAGCGAAAACAAAGACAGACGACCTAGTAGAGGCGACCCATCAGTCTGCCTATGATGCGATGCTGACCTTCGGGCCTGTCGCAAATGTGACACCTCCGCCGGTGGATAAGCGCAAGACAAAGGTAGAGGTAGCCCTATGGCATATGACCGACTGGCAGGGGGCAAAGCGCACCACGAGCTATGACTCAGAGGTGATGCGGCAGAGAGTCATGCAGTTTGCCGAGCGAGCTGTGCGCATCACAGAGATACAGAGGGCAGACCATCCTGTGAAGGACTGTGCCATCCTGTTCGGTGGAGATATGGTCGAGGGACTATTCAACTTCCCTACCCAGGCATTTGAGATAGATGCGACCCTGTTTGAGCAGTATGTGACTGTTTCTAGACTGTGTGTAGATGTAGTCCGATATGCGCTCGCCCACTATGAGAAAGTGACAGTCATACCTGAGTGGGGTAATCATGGGCGCATAGGATCAAAGCGTGACAATGTGCCTCGATCCGATAACTTTGACCGGATGTGCTACGAGCTCGCTCGTCAGCTACTGCAGGGTGAGAAACGCCTGACATGGCAGGAGTGTCCAGAGGACTGGCAGAAGGTCATCATCGGAAACTACCGAGCCATCCTCATACATGGAGATGAGATAGGTCGCAATGGGTACGCAAGCCCAGGAGCTATAGTCCAGCATATGAATAGATGGAGATCAGGCTCTCTACCCTTTGAGTTTCGCGATGTCTATGTAGGTCACTATCACACACACGCAGAGTGGCCGATGGCTAATGGGCAGGGTGCGGTGTATCAAACAGGATCGACAGAGAGTGACAACAGGTATGCAGGGATTATGCTCGCAGCCTCAGCTACTCCATCACAGCGACTACATTTCATAGACCCTGTGAAAGGGCGTGTGACGGCTGGATATAAGGTCTGGCTGGACTAGGGTAGGTCGCTAGAGGAGGCGTTATGACACAGATGACCGCAGTATCCCTGTTCGCAGGTATCGGAGGCTTTGATCTAGCTCTAGAGCGTAATGGGGTCAAGGTCGTAGCATCAGTCGAGATAGATAAACACGCGCAGGGTGTACTGCGCAAACAGTTCCCAAACAGTCAGATACTAGGTGATATCCAGGAGGTATCAGGTGAGCAACTCATTAGCGCAGGATTTACTCCGCAGAACGGAGTCATCGTTGGAGGATTTCCATGCCAAGACTTGTCTGTGGCAGGGAAACGAGCAGGGCTCGCAGGAGCTAGGTCTGGACTTTTCTGGGAAATCTGCAGACTCCTTGATGAAACGCAAGCGCGGTATTTCATCCTTGAGAATGTCCCTGGTCTGCTCACATCTAGTGGAGGAAGGGATATGGGAGTCGTCATCGGGGCGTTGGCTGAAAGGGGGTATAGCATCGCGTGGCGTGTGCTTGATGCTCAATACTTCGGAGTCCCCCAAAGACGGCGCAGAATCTTCATTGTCGGATGTGCTGGAGACGACTGGAGAACACCTGCAGAAGTACTCGATCTCGCCGAAGGCAGCGCAGGGGATACTCCGCCGAGCAGGAAGAAGGGGCAAGACCCTACCGACTCAGCTACAGACAGCGTTGGAGCAGGTAGCAGGGCTGGAAACTTCGAGCTCTACGATTTCCCCACCGGAGAAGTGAGCCCATCACTCAACGCATCGCGAGCGCATGACACGATGACATGGTGGGATGGATCAACAACGGCACAATCTCTGACTACCACCTCGAACGAACAACGGATGCCTGATAAGGGCAGGATGCAGATGGTGTTGATAGATGAACCTACTGTGGGCAGTCAAGACTAGACGGGCTCAGACTGTTGAGGATAACGAGTCATGGGCGATGGGGGGGGTAGTACCTACCTTGAATGTATTCGATAACGCACACGAGACACGAGCTACTGTCATCGTTTTCTATGGCAATCGAGTGGATGACATACGCATCCAGGATGACAAAATCAACACGCTACAGGCGCGTATGGGAACAGGTGGGAACAATATGCCGATGGTCTATCAGGAGGGCGAAGATGAGACAGTCGCCTACTCGATACGAGAGGATGCTCAGGCCGATACTTTCTCAGCTACACCTACAGATACAGCTCTAGCACTACAGGCGCATCAGCCATCAGTACAGAGTCATCATGCTCAGTTATTCGTAGCTCAGACATTTGATACCTACAACCAGACGACTAGCGATATCGCGCAGACTCTGAGATCAGGAACAGACATGGACAAGATGGGAGTGGTGCATATGGAAGAACCTATGGTGCTACAGGATCGAGAGGGCAAGCCTGGAGGCGGTAAGGGGCCGTTGGTATCTGACACCTCGTTCTCGCTGCGCACTTCTAACTTTCAGACACTATTTACATCTACTGTCAGACGACTGACTCCTACAGAGTGTGAGCGACTACAGGGCTTCCCTGATGGATGGACTGAGGGACAGGCTGATAGCCATCGCTACAAACAGCTCGGCAACGCGGTGGCTGTGCCGGTGGTGGACTGGCTCATCAGTAGATTGGTAGCCTCTAACGAGTCTATGGAGTCATCTACAGAGTAGGGATGTTCTCTAGTGCAGTCGCCACAGGCGAGGCACATCAGGCATCTTCCTCATCTATAAAGTCATCTACATCGTCTGTGCGGATATCTAGATTGTTTGACTTGCAAAACTCAATCGCACCCTGAAACAGACCCATAGCTCTATTGCTCATATCCTGCATCTGATCTGGATATTTGAAGTCTGACTCAACCTCCACGATTAGGTTGAACAGACTGATATGTACTCTGGCTGACATAGCCCACCCCCTGACCCCTGAGTATGCCACTCATTACATCGGGGGCGTGGCGGTACTTCCATCTGTCGGTGGTGTCCCCTAAAGTCTGACCTGACCCTGGGCGCGATGCGCCCCATACAGAAAGAAGGCACATCATGGCGTTTGATCTAAACGCATACGAGACAGTCGCGGAAAGATTACAGCGAGCTCACTCTGACCACGCTGATCTCCGCATCATTACAGAAATCGTGGACATTGTTCGCGATCCAAGCACACTCCGACCTCTGCAGTACATCGTGAAGGCATCGGTGTACTACGGCGACACCCTCAAGGCTGTGGACTTTGCCGAGGAGATGGTGGGCTCTAGCCCTGTGAACAAGTACTCAGCTCTAGAGAACTGTTCGACCTCGGCTGCAGGTCGCGCACTCAGCATGGCTGGCTACCTCGGTGTCGATCCGAATAGCAAAAAGCCAACACGCCCTACTCGTAATGAGATGGAGAAAGTGGAGCGCGCTAAAAGTGCAGATACCAAACCTGCTCTCACCATCAAAGTACCAACACCTGAGGAGACAGCGAAGGCTGCAATCCTCATTCCCACAGTCGAACACATCACTACAAAGGCTGAACTCAAGAGCCTCTATAACGAAAACGCGAGCATCCTAGAGGTGCGTGTAGATGGAGTCACTCTGCTCGATGCTATCAACAAGAGGCTCGTGCAACTGTGATAGACCGCAACCGAGTACGAGTAGCGAGTAATGCACAGCGCACCTCGATACTCGCAGCAGAGAAGGCTCTGCCGAGATCAGGAACGAAACGGCGCAGAGTGTATGACTACATCGTCAATCGTGGACTACATGGTGCGACTGATGATGAGATACAGGATGCACTAGGGATAGACGGCAATACAGTCAGACCTACTCGTGGCGGTCTAGTCGAGGATGGACACATCATAGATACCGGCACTACACGGAAAAACAAACACGGAAACGAGTGCATCGTATGGCGATGTGCAGAACAGGGAATGCTCCTATGAGTGACAAACAAAAGAAGTTCCAACCCACGATGGGATTCGTGGTAGCAGTACATCAGAACGCTATGGGTATCAGGTCAGTAGCAACGGCTCTTGGTGACATCTTCCCTGAGCGACTAGGTGAGGCTCTAGAGATGGCTGGATATCAGCTCGTTGTCGATCCGTTTGATCTATCTGCGGATGCAACAAAACTCATTGCATTACAAGAGAAACAAAAAAATGAGGGGCTACGCATCGTGAAGGAGGCTGATGATGGCGATACCACTACATCCGAGTCCCTATAGACCGCGCCTTGCATCATGTGAGGTTTGTTGGGCAGACAGTAGTGAAACTACTATCTATCATTACAAAGGCATTACCTACTGCGAGTACGACAGAGATAGAGCCATAGCCGAGAAGTGGCATGAGGAGGTGGTCATATGACTCAGGTAGTGACACCGCAGCAGATAGAGAGTCGTCTCTATCAACTTTCCAAAGAGGTAGATGTAGCGCATCAGGAACTCGTGTTATGTGAGATGTCGTATCACACGGCAGTCGCTGACTATGAGATAGGTCTAGCCAAATCTCGACTAGAACTAGCAGGTCGCTCATCCCCTACAGGTAGAAACTACACAGTAGGCGAGCGCGAGGACATCGCACTCGTGGCAAACGCCGAGAAACACATGACCATCGCTACAGAGGAGGCAAAGGTGAAAGCCTCTAGAGCAAATGTGAACAGACTGCAGACACAGGTGAAGATTGCTCAGTCTATGAGCGCATCTGTGCGAGCGAGTATGGATGTGTCATGACCGAGACAGAGCTACGCAAAAAGATAGCCGATGAGATTAGGTCTATAGACCTCTCAGAGGGTAAAGAAATCTCATCCGATTGGTACGCAGCATCACTACGAGTGCAGATGGTCTGTGCTGTAGTAGCCGAGAAAGGGCTCAAAAATGATTGATTTACAGGATGTTGTTGTGAAATCACTACAGGGATACGATGCTCAGAGAGATCGAAGTCTGCAGGTAGATATTGGGCCGAGCAGTCTAGGTGGCTGTCGTAGGCGTGTATGGCACGAGCTCAAACAGCACGAGAAAACAAATCCAACAGAGTCACTCGGAGCTATCCTGGGTACTTTCATACACTCAGGTATGGAGAAGGTCATGACTCGACTCGATCCCTTTGGCGACAACTACCTCATAGAGTTAGAGATATCTCATGAGGGTCTGCGCGGTCATTGCGACCTGTTCATCAAAGACATCGGACTCGTAGTGGACTTCAAGACGACTACCAAGTCAGGTCTGCGATATCTAAATGACCGGCAGAAGATGTGGCAGATACATACCTATGGGTATCTCCTGTCCAAGAACGGCTACGATGTCAAAGAGGTGGCTCTAGTAGGCATACCTCGTGATGGCAAGATGGCTGATATCCGAGTCGTACAAGAGCCATATAGCGAGCTGACTGCACTAGAGGCTATCGCCTGGCTAGATGAAATCAAAGACATCGTGAGTAGCGATGCTGAACCTCCTGCCCCTGAGAAGTTCGTGAGTTTCTGTAGGGACTATTGCCCTTTCTTTGACTCATCGGGGGTGCGTGGATGCCCAAGTATGGCGAAATAGATTGGGATCAGGCTGAGTGCAAGGGCAGTATCTATACAGACCTGTTCTACACAGTAGAGGAACAACGCTCGATCCTGCAGTACGAGTACATCAACGCGCTGCGCTCGGTCTGCGCTCGCTGTCCACTATGGCAGTCATGCCTGACATACGCCTTCGAGAATGAGGACTACGGCGTGTGGGGTGGTATGACGAGCATGGAGCGTGTATCAATGCGTGACCCTAGCAAGTATCCAAACCAACGCGCTAGGGCGATAGATGAACTAGCTCTGTATGGCATTACATATGAGCAGATATTGGGGTGTATGTGAGTATCCGACTGATGGCAGAGGTGTGGCGCACCGACCTGCCTACTGTAGAGAAGATGGTGTTGCTAGTCATTGCGGATCATGCGAACGATGAGGGTACGCAGTCATATCCATCGCAAGCGACTATCGCGAGCAAGTCATCTATCTCAGTACGAACTGTCCAGAGAGCTGTGAACAACCTAGTGAGCGAGGGCTACATCAGGATGTTCAAGCACTCTGGCGGTTCGGCAGGATGCCGAGAGGATCGCAGACCACACCTGTATCAGATAAATATCCACAGATTACGAGGCGACATTGTGACGGGGCGTACCGATGTCGCTGACGGGGCGACAACTACGACAGTCACGGGGCGACAATCACGCCCCAAGAACCATCCTTTAGAACCATCATTGAAACATCACTTTGATGTGTTTTGGTCTATCTATCCTAGAAAGGTGGCAAAACAGGCTGCACTCAAAGCGTTTGAGAAAGCCCTGCAGGTAGCTACAGGTGAGGAGATATGTGATGGGGCTCGGAGGTATGCCGATGATCCTAACCGCAGTCCGAGTTATACAGCCCACGCAGCCACATGGCTGAACGCCCACCGGTGGGGTGATGAACCTCTGCCACCGAGAGAGCTCTCCAAAGAAGAGAAACTTGCGCAGGAGAAGGCTGAGTCAGAGAGGCGCAGACAGATCGAGATAGCGAAGGCTGCCGAGTATCAGAGGGAGCTAGATGAGGCGAGAGCGAAGGCTGTGCCGATGCCTCAGAGCATCCGCGACTTGCTACACAAACGCTCACGCTAAACCTGAGAGATAGTGTTATCCTGTCTGTAATCATTACACCACGAGGAGGTGTCATGGAACGGATAGTCAGTCCAGGTGAGGTCAGCTATGGAGATCAGGTTGTAATCAACCACCACACCTATACAGTCAAGAGCACATTTGGCCCTGACCGGATAGGCACATACGACTTCTATGTCATAGATGAGACAGGTCAAGACCATCTTGAGATTGTGAACGGAGCAGTTAGACTGCTCGTGTGATCTCATTCTTCGTTGATGGCAGACCCATACCACAGGGGTCTATGAAGGTCATCAACGGACATATCATCCACACGCAGGGCTCTGCGCTCGCCGCGTGGCGGTCAGCTATCGCCCTGGGAGCTCGTCATGCCGGTGCTTTACCGAGAGACGGCGCAATAAGTATTGATATGACCTTTTTTATGCCTAAACCGAGGACTGTGACTCGATCTCACCCCACAGTCGCCCCTGACCTAGACAAACTCATCAGGGCTGTCCTAGATGGGCTCACAGCCATCGCCTATCGGGATGATGGGCAGGTCATATCCATCACAGCTCGCAAGGACTATGGCGAGCGCATAGGCGTAGATATCAGCCTGTGGACATCCCATCCGACACTTATGTAGGGGTACTTGTAATTCATAGGGGGTAGGCGTACCTTCTTGTCTGCAGGGGGAGTAGTCCCCCACCTAAATGGAGGCAGATATGTCAAACGCAGTAGAGAAATCAGTAGCATCAGAAACATCAACAGCACTACTCGCAGTATGTAAAGAAGTATTCAGAGCACATGGTCTAGTCGCAGGTAAGACATCATCAAAATACGGCGACCTATATCAGTTCAAAACAGAGGCTTTCTGCAATGACTCTGTATCTCGTGACCTTGCAAAGCGCATGACTGAGGAGATCGAGGTAGAGGCTCGCAAAATCTGTCAGGGCAAACTACAAATCTCACAGGTCAGTACAAAGTATGGCGAGGGCTACTCCATCACTATCAAAGCAGATGGCATCGAGATGGGTCAGAACGGCATCAACCTAGCATCACGATATGCGCAAGACTTTTGCATGACTGCATGGAGATATGACATGACAGATGCAGACCTCGGCAAAGAGGCACTTATCAACGGCAAGACGATGTACCTCGCAGGTGTAGAAATCAAACGCAATGGCAATGTGCGCATCGCCATCCAAGATGCACAGGGCAACATCCTGTTAGGTGATGAGAACTCCATCGTGCGTTTCGGTGGCAAGCCGATAAAGAGATTGTCTGTGAAGGCATAGTCATGACTATCAGATACTACGATGCATCTGTAGGTCGCTTTGTGACTACAGAGCCAAGCAAACCGCGCCGAGTGCGCGTATATCTAGAGGATGGCTCATACATCCTCGCCCCTAAATCTGAGGTTCAGCACCTCGTAGGCATCACAGAGTATGGCGACCTGATTGTGCGCACAGATGAGCCCATCTTCAAAGATGGTGAGTATCTAGGTCTGACATCTTGCTGTGGTGCTACAGCCAAAGGATGCGATGGATATGTGGGCTGTCGTATGTGCTATGACGAGTGCGATACAGCACTAGGCGCACCACTACGCGACAGCGATATCTATCTGCGAGTGAGGGCATCATGAGTGCAAATCGCATAGTGATATGTCCTACCTGCGAGCGCGAAATACAAGTGCGCTCATCTTTTGCATATATGACCCTGACCTCACACATGAAGGAGCACAGCAATGGCTGAAACGAGCTACGAAGGATGGAAAAACAGAGCCACCTGGAACTGTGCGTTATGGATCAACAACGAGTACCCGATGTACATCAGAGCATGTGAGTTCATGCGTATGTACAAAGGCCCTAACGCATATCGCGAGTTCATCAGATGGCTCGATCTAGAGGAGGCTCGTACTCCTGATGGCTTCAAATGGCTCGGAACACGCCTGAGCTACGATGAACTGAACGACATGATGAAGGAGATGCTGTCATGACTCTGACTGTACGAGAGGTATATGAGTGGCACATGGAGAACGCACGAGAGTGCATAGGTAGAGCAGACTTGAAAGAACAGGCAGAGATGCACCTTGACTTTGC